ACCGATGGCGTCGATCGCGGCAGTGGCATCCCTCGCCGTCTGCTCAAAGGCAGCCGGGTACGCCTGCGTTAGCGTCTTGATCGCCTCATCGGCGTTCGCCTGCGTCTGGTCGATCGCGGCGTTCAGGTCCTTGAATGCTTTCGGGACCGCACCAGCGGCGTTGGACCTGAACGCGATGTCGACGCCAGGGAGCTTGTTCAAGCTCTCGATGACGCCGTTGATCATGGTATCGAAGGCGAGCGCGACGTTCCTGATGAGCCCGAGGAATCCAGTCTGCAGGAAGTCGATGAGCCGCAGGAAGCTGAGCTTCAAGCCGTCGGCGATCAGCTCACCACCCGCGCTCGCTGCGGTGACCGTCGCCTGCACGAAGTTCACTACTGGGTCGATCAGGAATCCCTTCAGGAAGAGCCCGAGGTTCTGGACCTTCGTGAAGACGATGTCGAAGAGATCGGTGACCTTGAGACGACCGTCAGCGAGCTTGGCGACGATGTCAGCGACGTACGCGCTCGTCGTCTGGAAGCTCTCGCTCGTCGCCTCGGCCGCGACGTTGAACTGATCAGTGTCCTTCACAAGCGCGAAGAGACCGAGCCCGATCCCACCGAGCACCAGTCCGATGACGCCGAGCGACGTCGCCACCGCCGCCAGCGGGCTCACGAGCGAGATGAAGAACCCGACCAGGCGAGCGACCCCGGCGGTCGCGGAGATGGCTACTAGTACCTCGGCGATGCGCACTAGGTACGGAGTGAGCTGCACAGCGACGTTGATCAGAGCCTTGAAGCCATTGGTGCCGAGACCAGCGTCGAAGATCTGTAGGTCGTGCAGCAGAGTATCGACGGCCTCGGCCTTGATCTTGATGAGCTCCTTGCCGAAGTCCTCCGATACGTCCTCGATCAGCTGGAGATCCTGCTTGACGCGCCCGAACGGAGTAGCAGCCACGGCTGCAGCAGTGCCGGAGAAGCGATCGTTAAGCAGCTTGATGACGTCGCCGGCGTTAGTCCCCTCCCTGGCGAGATCCCTGAGCTCTGGGATCAGCGCGGCGAGGCGACCAGGAGTACCACTCTGCGCCCGGATGATGGCGTCGGCGATCGTCTGCACCGGTCGGTCGATCGCCTTGGCGGTGTTGAGTGCGGCGGTCAAGGCTTCTGGAATCTGCTCAGCGGAGAGCCCAGCATTGGCGAACGTCGCCGACAGACGCAGCAGCTCCTCACGCCCTGCAGTTGACGTCCTCTGGATCTGCTCTAGGTGCTCCTCAACTTCGAGCAGTAGGTCTCGCCGCCCGCGCAGAGCATTGAGAAGGATGGCCTCCGCCTCGACTTCCTTCTCCGCGTTCTTCAGCGACTCCTCGAAGATGATGCCAGCACCCAGCGCCGTGATGAGACTCTCGGCCTTACCAGTGAGCGGTTCGAGCTTCTCACCTAGGTGCGTGACGCTCTGCTCGAGCTTACTGAAGCTCCCGACGACCTTCCCGAGCGGGTCAGACAGACCGTCAACGAGCTTCGCTTGGATGGTGACCGTCTCGTCAGCCACTCAATTGCCCTCGCAACCTGGCGACCTCTTGATTGTACGCGTCATTCCCAGCCCTGGAGAGCGAGGCTGCAGCACCTAGTCGCAGCACAGCCATGCTGTCGATCTTCCTTCTCACTTCGAGCCGACCCGCTCGCATCAGGAAGAACTTCAACTGACGGACGCTCCAGCCGGCGTAGGGACAGCCGGGCTGTCGGTGCTCAATGATGTCTTGACGGGTGTGCCCCGCGGCGATGAGAGCTGAGATAGCATCTCCGAGATCGAAAATTTCTTCCCGGTGCTCTTGCTCATCAGGCTCTCGATCGCCGCCTTCCAAGGGCGGACCTTCGTATCGTCGCCGAACGCCTCCTCGATCCATGCTTCCACTACTGGTGGGGCGCACCAGTGCGGGAGCTTGTCGAGCGTCAATCCCGTGAGCCCAGGACACTCGATGCGAGTGCACTTGCCGACGAGATCCATCGCGTTCGTCAGGACGTACGGCACCATCGTCGTCATCACGGAGACCATGCGCTGCGTCGCATCATCGCTCTTCTTGGCGTCGGCGACTGCCTTCATCAGCGCCATCGCGGCTCCGACCACGTCCCTCGAGAAGCTGCGGACGTGCCCGAGCCCTGGTGGGAAGACGATGGCGGTGAGCTTCCTCTTCTCATCGAGGACGATGACGCGACCAGGGAACAGCGTCTCCTCAGGACTGATCTCATTGCTCTTGCTATCGCTAGGCATCGATGTCTCCTCTCGGCCGATCCTCCCGGCGATGCTCATGATCGTCGGGAGGTCAGCATGGTGGGTCAGCTCAGAGCGTCAGGCAGGTCTCCCTTGAACTGCAGGAGACGACCAGCCGGTGGCGTGGTGGTCGAGTCGCGCAGGACGGCGACTGTGAGCGTGATCTGGGAGTACTTCTCGTTCCCGATCGTGCTCCCGTTCGGCTTGATCTGGCAGATGAACTCACGCACGGACTGCTTCGTGTTGTTCGCCCGGCCGTACACCAGGAAGCCGGTGCCCCTCACGAAGTTCGCCACCGTCTGCGGATTGATGAGGCGATTCCCGGTGAGCGCGGCAGTGCTGTACACGACCTGCACCGCAGCGTCAGCGGCGAACGCTCCGCCGCCGATCATGCGAACGATTCCGCGATCCTTGGAGTAGACTTCCCAGTCGGTGTCCTGCTCGTACGCGGTGCCGGTCGTCACGACGATCCCGGCGCCGGTTACCGCCGTCTCATCGGATGCGGGCGTCTCCGCCACGACGAAGTCCGTGTTCGGCGTGTTGAACGTGCGCGTCACGATCACGTACGACCGCGCATTCGCCGGGTTCAGGAGCCCAGTCGACTTGACGATGAGCGTCTTGCCAGGTGCCGCACCAGTGACCGCAGTCTGATCGCCGGTCACCGAGATCGTCTTGGTCGCGACGACGATGTCCTTCACGACGAGTGGGACCGGCGTTCCCGTGTAGACGCCGGAGATCGCCGACAGACCGTAGACGTAGTTGCCGTCGCTGTCCTTCAGCTTCACCAGGCGACCTACGATCGCGTAGTGCGAGAGATCAGCAACGGCCGCTGCCTGCGTGAACGCCTCCGGGTTCGCGGCATAGAACAAGAACGCCAAGTTGTCCGGGTTCAAGTTCGAGCACTTGATGTCGTACGACTCGTCGATGAACGTGATCGATGACTCGACTAGTCCCTTGATTCCGCCGTCGGAGTCGTAGAGCTCGAGCGCCGTGGGCGCTACCTTGGGATCGACTGGCTCGATGACGCCGAGGTCGATGAGCTCGTGCTCCGTCCCGTCAGCGTCGTCCTCTGGCTTGAAGTAGAACCGCGCGCCCGCGGTCCAGAACTCCTGGAATCTGGTCTGACTCATTCTCTCCTCCTTGGATTCATACGATGATGTCGAAGGTAACGATCAGCCCCTGCACGCTGAGCTGCGCGTCGTGGGTCTCGATAGCCTTTGCTCGCTCCTTGTTCAAGCTGATGGAAATGATGATGCTATCGTTGTCCACGTTCTTCGCTTCCTGGAGCGTCTCCAGGATGAAACGTGCGTCAGCCCGCATCTCGTCGAGCGTGTCGTCGTCCAGCCCCTTCTCCTGGAGACTGGTGTCGATCTTCATGAACATCTCGAGCGTGACGGTCGCCGCAGTCTGGTCGTTCACCGGCACCGGTTGACACTCATCGCACATGATCGAGATGGCGCGCGGGAACGTGTCGAACGGGAACGAAGCCCAGATGGTCGCCCCTCGACGCACCTCGTACGCTCCTCGGCGCACTTCCTTAGCCAGCTCCTTCAGCTTGACTAGGCAGTCGAAGAGCGGCGACTTGAGCTCCGGGTCGATCACTTCACCACCTTCGTCGATCTGCCGGCGATGAGATCGCTGAGGAACGTCGTGAGGTTCGCCGTGATGAGCGGCAGCGACTCCAGCACCCCGTTCCTCAGGAAGTGCCTCGGCGCGAGGTCCACCTTGCTTAGCAGGATGTAGTACGGCAGGATGTCGCGTAGCGTCCCACCACGCTTGTGGATTCTCTGCAGGTCCTTCGCGGCGTATAGAGCGCCGACGGCGATGGTTCCATGCCTGAACGGAACGAATCTCAGGTCGATCGGCGACTGTCTCGGCCCTTGCCATCGCGCCACGCCGGCCGGTGTCAGGGCATCGTTCACCGGCATCGCCAGAGCCTTGGCCGTCCTAGGCTTGATGGTAGGCATCGTGCCGCCCTTCCCGACAGTGCCGAGCTCCTGTACCGCTGCGTACTTGATCGCCGGACCTCTCAGCGTGCCGACCCTGAAGCCAGGCGTCCCTCCGAGGATCTCACCGCGACCGATGATGGAGCGAGCCAGAGCTCCTGTGCGACGATGCAGCGGGCTCCCGCTCAGCTTCGTCTTGACGATGTAGCCGGCGGTGACCTGCGCTTGCTTGTCGAAGAAGTTCACCAAGCGCTCGTAGAGCTGCGCCTTCCCGAGCACCTCCTTGAGGGTTCGAAAGTACTTCTGCGTCTCCGGTGAGATCGTGATGGTGATGCTGCTGATGGTCGCCATCAGACCTTCCTCTGGTAGTTCTTGGCGATCTCCTTGAAGATCGGATGGAACGTCGGCTCGAGGAACGTCACGACGCCGTGCTGCACCGACGTCGACTGGACGGAGATGTTCTGCTTGGAGTTTCGCTGCAGGATGAACGACGCCTGCGACAGGAGCGCTCGCTGGATGTCCTGCGGGCACGTCTGTTCATCGTATCCACCATCGTACGTCACTCGCACGCGCCTACTGAACGTCGTATGAATCTTCCTGACGCGACGATATGGGATGAACTCGTAGTCCGAGTCGATGACGAGCGTCGACCACGTGGCGTCAGTCGGCTCCTTCTCCTCCACCTTCTTGATCTTGAGCACTGGCGTGAGCGACAGCAGGACTTCCTGATACTCACGAGAATCCAGCGCGGTCAGCTCCGTGAAGTCAGTGCGCCTGTTAAATCTCAATCCTGTGAGCGTCTCGAACGCGGTGATGATCTCATCACGCACGGCGATCAGCTCCGATTCTTGGTTCGCTTGGAGATCGACGTGCGCCCTGAGCCTGCTGAGTGAGATCATCAGAAGGTAGGCGCCTTCGACGCCACGAGAGTAACGAAGAAGGGCTCCGACTCCCACCACACGCCATCAACCTTCACAGCCGTGTAACCGACGAAGCGACCTGGTGACAAGTCTGGTCGCCACGTCGCGCGACCGGTGATCGATGTCTCTGAGCTGGAGAAGTCATCTGCTGCAGCGCCACTCTCGATGTGGATGACGGTGTCACTACCGACGAGCTCAATGCTGTCGATGACGTACGCCCCAGCGTTCGAGGAATCCGCCAGGTCGTCTGGTTGCACGGTGATCTCCCGCCCTGGCCGCAGCCCGGCTCGAGCAGTGTGATCCCCAGTGAGCGTGAGCGTCCCCTCAGCTTCATCGATGGCGGTGATCACGGCCTCACCGCTCATCTCGTCCGTCGTCGGAGAGTCGAACACCACCTTGCTGTTCGCCCCATCGACGATGCATGTCGGCGTCGGAGTCGCATCGCTCCTCCTCGACATCAGTGCGACGCCGTTCACGGAGTCATCATAGAGCACGAACGATGAGTCCGTGGCATCCGTGAGATCCTCGAGCTCACCATTCTCGTCGAGCAGCACCACCTCCGGGCTCTTGCTAGAACCTAGTACGATGGTAAGCTCCGTTGAGATGTCGGAGATCGCCACGTCACTCCTTCCGTCTGATGACGAGCTTGGTCTTCACCATCGGGGTCGCCACCCGAGTACGGACGGCCGGTGCCTGCACTCCCGGTGGGGAGCTGACAGGCACCGGCGGCCCGTCCACGTACTGATCCATCTTCCGATCACGAGGCACTGAGCTCTCCGATTACGGGACGTCGACCACCCGCATCTGACGGAAGAGCTTGTCCACCTGGGCGGACGGGACCTCGTAGCGATCGAACAGGATGTCCGTCACGCTGACGAGCGCGGCAACCGCCACTTCGTTGTACCACTTGCAGCGGATGGCCATGTAGGTGACGCTGTCGACGTCGCTCAGGTCGATCGTCCCGATCAGCGCCGCGTTCTCACCAGCACCCGCGTCGTCGAGGTCAGTGATCGGCAGGAACTCCAGCGGCGTCGCGGTGCCGGGGAGCACGAGATTCTCCCAAGTCGTCCCGTCCGATCGCTTGAGACCTTCGACCTTCAGGCGCCCAGATGCCGTGCCAGCGTAGGCTCCAGAGTTGAGGACGAACACCACTTGCCGCGCGTCGCGCCACGGCTCGAGGATCGTGCGCCCGGCGACGGTGGTGATCGTCGATACGGACTGGGCGGGGATGGAGTTCCCCACCGAGCACTTGTAGTGAAAGTTGTTTCCCTTGAGACCCATTCGTCGCTTCTCCCGTTCAGCTCGCCAGCAAGATGAACTGCTGTTGAGCAGCTAGTTAGTGTGACTCGACTCTCAGCGGACGATCGCGTCCGGGCAGACGATGATGCCGCGAGGCTGACGGACGCCGACGTCGGCGTACATCCGCATCTTGGTGTAGATGTGGTCGGACTTGAAGCCCGGCCCCATCCCGCCGTCCGTCTCGATCTCCAGGCCAGACCATCGCCCGACGATCACCTCCGCGAGGTTGCCCTTGAACACATCCGTGCAGTTCACAGTGGCAGCGTTCGTGGGCGTCGCGCCCACCGACTTGCCAGCGTAGTTGTTGGACGGGATCTGCGGCGTCTTGTCGAACGCCCCGATGATGTCCGCCAGGCGAGCATCGGACAGGATCGGCAGGCCGAGCAAGTAGCCCTGCCCGGAAGTCTGACCAGAGAAGTACGTCACCTTGAGCCGGCGCAGGTACGACAGGGCGCGCGGCGAGGTGATCATGATGGCGCTCGGGCCCTGGCGGATCTTGTCCTCCTCCAGCGCGAGGTTCATCAAGTCCACGACGTCGAACGTCAGCGCCGCACCGGCCCACGTGGCCTGGAAGACGCCGGTGTCCGCCAGCGAATCCGTGCCGAGCACGCCGTACCCACCCTTCTCCGCGGAGAAGATCTTGATCCCGCTGGTGTTGATGATGCCGCGCGGCATGTCGGCGCCACCATTGCCGTACGCCACCGTCCAGTCGAACTTCTCCGCCGCGGTGTTGATCATGTCATTGCGGAGGATGTTCTCGAAGCCGAACCCACCGAAGCGGCGCATGCTGTCGGTCAGCTTGACCAGCATCATGAGCTTCTTCGGGTTCATCGTGATGTCGCCGGCGTTGTCCATCGACTCCGCCGGGGCCTGCTCCTCACCGACCCAGTAGGCGACCATCCCACCAGTGACCTTCGGGATCTTGACGGTACCACCCACGAGTCCGTCGAGTACGGAGACGCGCGTCGTGCCGTCAGCGCCGAGCGAGAAGAAGACGGATCGCGCGTAGATGGCCGCGATCACGTCCGGGATGACCTGGTCGGGCACCCAGAAGCCGCCCATCTTGTCGTCGCCGATCGCGCCGGCCGTCTTGAGCTTGGCCTGCCACGCGTCCATGCACTCCTTCTCGAACTCCGCCTTCGCCTCTTTCCAGCCGACCTTCGAGGCCGTCAGGACCTTGACCATGGAGAACTTCTGTGACGCGTCCTCCATGCCTGGGACGAACGATGGCGCGCGCGAGTTGGTGCGGATCATCTTGATGACCGCTTCCTGACCCGCCCTGAGCTTCTCGAGCTCCTTGACGACGTTCTCGGTCTGGATCTTCTCGAGGCCTTCGAGCTTGGACTTCACTCCGTTGACCTCCTCGGTCAACGTCTTGCAGTCCTTGTCGAGGAAGTTGTTGAGCTTGGAGATGCACTCGGCGATCTCCTTCTCGGACTCCTCCTTGGTCTTCGTTGCCACTGCAGCAGCCATCCGGTTCTCCTCCTTAGTTCACCTTGGTGAGTAGACTCTTCGCGCGGTCGAGACTCGCACCGAGCGCGGCCAGCCCACCGCCATCGACGGCGGACGAATCGTCCCCGTCAGGACCCTCGTCTGCCGTCTGCTCACCGCGAGCGGCGGCCTCGCTCCCTGACATCATCTGGTCCATCTGATCGCACATGTCGGCCATCATCTGGTTCATCTCGGAGAGCTGCTCCGTCACCGTGACGTACAGCTCCTCGACCATGGATGCCAGCGCATCCAGCTTGTCGTCCGTCGTGGCCGGAGGAGCGGCCCGGACGACTGCTGCTGCTGTTGATGTCTCGCGAGCCTTCTCGACCTGCTCGCCCTCTCCATCCTTCTCCTGCTCCTCGGGCTCCTTCTCGAGGTTCAAGTTGACCATCGTGCGCCGAGCCTTCTCGAGCGTGTCATCGTCCATGAGCGACTTCTCGACGTCGCTCATCGCCACGAAGGTGTCGGCCGGGAACAGCGCCTTGGCGTACGAGAGAAGGCGCCGATCCTGGCTGATCACTCCATCATCATCGTCCTTCTTCCTGTTCTCGATGCGCGCGAACTCACGCATCACCTGCAAGTCGCGCGACTTCAGCTGCCCGCGCTGCTTGGCCTGCACCAAGCTCGTGAGCACGGAGCCGGCGCCAGGGTTCGCACCGAGCGTGCACGGTGACAGCTCGAGCAGGTGGTTCTGATCGAGGATGTAACCCCAGCGACCGAGCCCGAGCTCCGCTCGCTCGTCGTCGTCCTTGATGTCGATCACGCGATCGGAGATGAATCCGACGGAGCACGCGCGCAGGAAGCCGGAGGCGGCCAGCCGATAGACGCTGTCGGCGAACTCACTGATGGACGCCGGTGCGAAGAGTGAGTCGCCATAGAGCGACGGCCCCTCGTAGTCCGCCTCCTTCCGCTGCATCACCATGTGATGCACCACGCTGCCGATCGGCAGCCCACCCCAGTCGTGGCTCAAGACCATCACCGGGTTCTTGTCGAAGAGATCGAAGAGCCAGTTCTGCCGCACGATGTCGCCGTGAGCGTCCGGCCGCTCGTCGCTCATCCAGTACGGGATGGTGCGACCCGCCATGTCCGGTTGCCACTTGACGCCGACGTCCTCCGCTCGACTCTGCAGCTCGTAGTCGGACAAGCGCATCTTCATCGACGCGCCTCGAGGATCCACTACTTTGAGCTGCTTGTGCTCCTTGTCGACGCCGAACGTCGGAGTCGCGAGCATCTGAGCCTTGGATAGCTGCGGACGCTCCGCCAGTCGTCTCTCGATGAGCTCAAAGTCGTCGATGATGACGGCGGACTTGAGCTTCTCCAGTTCGATCTTCACCTTTCACTCCACCGGGATCTGCACGCAGCGACAGTTGATGACCTCACCCGCTGGCGCGGACGGATCGCCAGGATGCGTGAGCGACCCGCCGCTCGCATTCTCCGCGATCGTCATGTAATCGAAACCGATCGGTTGCGGGCCGGCGGAACCGAAGATCTCGTGGTCCGCACGCACGTGCTCATCGTTGGCGGTCGTCCACTCGAGCTTCTTGAACCCCTGCGCGTCGAACATCTCGTAGCGCAGGTCGTTCATGAGCCCAGCCGTCTCCGTGCGAGCGACGGTTAGCGTCTTGGCGTCGCTGGAGGAGAGATCGTACACCTCACCGATGCGCGTCCGGAGCTGCTGGATGGTGTCGCCATCCTTGAGACCCTGCGCGAGCGACTCATAGAGGTTCGTTCGCAGGGTGTCAGGGACCGTCTCAAGGAACTTGTCAGCCCTCCTCTGCATCACCCCGAGGATCGCACCGTCATCGATGTTGAAGACAGCCGGGCCGCCGAGATCGTCGAGCGTGAGATCGTACGTGGCCTGGGCGATGGCGGAGTAGATGAAGCGCGTCACGTCATCGAGGTCGTTCTGCATCTCCTCGAGGCTCGGGATCACCACGCTGAGGTCGATGCCAGTCGCCTTCACGACCATCGACCAACCCTTGGCTCCCACGCGGCGAGCCTCCGCGTCCAGGCGCTCCGTCGTCTTCTTGCGCTCCAGCTTCACCCACTTCTTGTACCCTGACTTCATCTTCTTCTCGAGCTGAATCTCGGTCTTGACGAACGCGTTCCATCGAGCTCCAGCCGTCGCCTTCTTCCATCCGGCGACGAGAGGTGATGGTGAGGCAGGGGGCGATCCAGCATCTCGACCGTCCGCTTTGGCCGGAGCTGGCTCCTGCTCACCATCACCTCCCGCCGCCGGCGCGATGCCTGGCTTGCTGTCGCTGTAGCCTTGTGGCGGCTTCCCTGGCGTGATCTCCTCCGTCGCGGCCACCGAGACCGCCGGCACCTGGAGCGCCGAGACGAACGCCTTGTCACCCGCCTCGTAGTCCGCGACGTCGAGACCGACGATGGTGAGCGCCTGCTTCGGAGGCATGTGGATCTTGTCGCTGCACAGCGCGGTGGCGATGTCCACCTTCTCCTTCATCCCGGCGCGAAACGCGTCGACGTTGGACGTGTCGAACATCCCGAAGACGTCGTCGGTCTCCGTGAAGAACAGCGAGGCGTCGATCGAGCTCTCGATCTGAATGAGGATCGGGAGGATCGCCTTCTCCCAGAAGCTCTTGTCGAAGATCTGCGCCGTGGCGTAGTTCGCGATGTCCTGGAGCCCGAGGGCGGACGGCGGGGTGGCCAGGACGCCGAGCACCTCCTCGCGCCCAGTCTTCTTCATCGTCTGCGCTTCGAGGTCCTGCGGGGAGAGCGCCACGTCGACGTACTTGAGGCCGCCCTGCAGGAGCAGCATCTTTCCAGCCTTGTCCGGCCCGCCGTGGCGATCCTGTATCTTTGCCTGAATCTCCGACTCATCCTTCGGGTCGATCGACCCATCGTACTGCAGGATGCCGGATGGCACCGCCCTATTGTCGAGGAGCGACCGGAGGAACGACGTCGCCATCATGTCCGTCTCGATCGAGGAGATGACGGGCGTGAGCCGAGACATCCCTCGCACGAGGTCCAGCGGGTTCGGTAGCTTGAACTGGATCGTCGCCTCGATCGGCACTCGCATTCGCAGCGATGTGGCGACGGCCCTCGGCATCCACTTCGGGAGCTGGACGTCCCACGCCACCAGCGTCCCGTACGCACCGCCGTCGAACACCGGGCTGAAGAGATCGGGAGACAGCGGCCAGACCATCGTCGGCTGCTGCATCGGAGAGACGGCGTTCCCGTCATCGTCAGTCATGAGCCAGAAGCACTCACCGCGCACCGCCATCCATAGGATCGTCATGAGCCAGAGCTGGTTGCCGATCTGCAGTGTGTTCGGCTTCTCGAATAGCTGGACGAGCGGGTGGTCGTAGACCGGCTCCATCGCCTGCTTGGTGAACGCCTTCCACGTGTGGCGCTTCTTCCCGTGTCGCGCGAGCGCGCACCTGCGTCTACCGGCTCGCGGAGTGAACGGCTCCGACCCGCGGTGCTTCGCCTTGCGGTACGCCAGCTGCTCCGGCGTCTCGGTGAAGATCGTGTAGGGCGCGTTGCTGGCTGTCGTGGCGATGGCCATCGCCGCCGCGAAAACCCACGGGTGGTACGAGAACGGGTCCTGAATCTTGAACTGCGCGCTCGCCCGCGTCGAGGTGAGCGCGGTCATCCACTGGTCGAGGGTTCGGACGAACGCGAACTCCTTCGCGCTGACCACGCTCCCATTGCGGTGCGTCGACTCCAGCTCGAACGGTCGCCCGTCCGGGTCGAGGATCGCGCTTACCCTGTTCGTCGATTCTCTCATCTCACTTGCTTAGCACGTAGAAGATAGCAGTGAGAACGAAGACGGCGATCGAGATGCCAGCACCGTAGAAGAGATACCGGATGAGCGGGTTCGTGAGCGGGCTCGCGATCAGCTTGAGAACGCCGCCGAGCACCGCGAAGATCACGGCGATCCAGAAGGCGATGACACCCCACTTCTCGAAGAATGATCCAAGCCATTGCAGAGTCGTGTGCATCTCATGCTCCATTGCTTCTATGCATGATCTGGAAGATCACCGTCACGAGTGCGACCACGATGCCGGTGGCGGCGATCACGATCGCCCACATCGACTTGGAGTCATTGCTCTTCTCCTTGTGTCCATCGTCCACGCCACTCTTTCGATCCTGCATCTTCTGCAACAGCTCCACTCGCTCGGCGAGCGAGATAAATCGCACCTCCGCCTCCGATCGCGGGAGCAACGTCCTCTGCTGATCAGCGAGCGTCGACCTGAACTCGTTGATCGAGTCGAAGCGCTTCTCATTCGCTACCTCAGCCTTTTGCACCGCGACGCTGGCGGCGTTGAGAGCATCCTTGCTGGCCTCCTTGGCACTGGTGAGCGCGATCGCGATCGCCTTCTCGAGATCCTCGAACTTCTGGTGATACTGCCGATCCCGCTCGGAGATCAAAATCTCCAGGACCTTCAAGTCCAGTGGTACTTGCTCCATCAGTGATCCTTCTCAGCCTAGTCTCGATCGCGAAGTCGCTCACGTCGACTCCTTGACCTGCTGATACGCTGGGACGTGCGTCGCCTCAGCCCTGGCAGCTGAGAGTGGTGCGATGACGTTGACTAGCTCCCTGGCGCTCGGCAGGCCGACCCTCAGCCCGACGAGGTGCGTCCCGCATCGACCAGGCCCGTACTCATGGTACTGCGATCCACCATACGCCGCGTGGATGTCCGGGATGCGAGACGCTTGCGCGAGCGGGTTCGGGTTCTCCGGCATGTCGCTCGCCTTGAGCTGCGGCTTCGACAGCGCCTGCGCGACGCGCGCGGCGTACGCGAGCGCCTGAGGCGTGGCGATCTTCAGCTCGCTGCTCGGCGTCACCGACCACTTGCCAGTAGCAGCGTCGAGCTTCGGGGTGTAGAAGACGGTCGGCACGCTGTAGTCTGCGAGGACGTCCGGCTCGAAGCTCGCCGCCCCTCCGACGGGCGCGAGGTAGTTGAGCAGGTACGCCCAGCCGCGTCTCGCCACCACCGTGAGCTGACCTTGGAGCTCCGGGAGCAGCCGGTCGGTCGCCAGCGCCATCGCGGTGAACCACGCGCCCATCCACGGAGAGCCGACGTAGCAGAACGGGCTCTGGTCGCGCCCCGATGGTCGCCACGTCTGCTCGGTGTACGCCCCGAGAGGGAGGAGCGCGTCGGTCTCGGCGACGTGCTCCACCCACGCTCTCGCGGTGCGCTGGAGGCAGTCGGTGAGGTACTCCCTGACTGAGTCGACGTCCGGCGCGAGCAACCGGCACGCCGCGATGGACCGCAGCGCCCACGCCTCACGGCGATCGCCGACGTTCTGGAGAGTCCCGTCGTTCGGGTAGTTGTCGCGCACGCAGAGCAGCGACCAGCAGCGGAGCTCCTCGAAGTACCGCTCGCGCACCGTGAGCACCCACGACCAGAGCCCGCATGTCACGTGATGGGCGACGTTCGCCGTCTGCGACTTCTTCGACGGGTACGCGCTCGACCGCCAGAACGCGTGGTCGTGGGGAATACCGAGCGGCTGCGCGTCGCCGCTCCTGTAGTGCACAGAGAAGGCGCCGCTGCCGTTGCAATCGGCCCAAGTCTGGAGGTCGCGAGCATCATCCGCCCCGCCGTTGAGCAGCGCCGACGTCCATCGCGACACCCAGCCGATGTCGGCGCGATCGCCGGAGGATGGCTGGTAGCCGTAGAGCGGGAACGGTGAGCCGGCGGCTCCGACGGGCTTCTCCAGCGACGAGGGATGACGACCGCGCTGCGACTCCTTCTGGAGCTGGTCGATCAGCGCGGCAGCCTGGGAGGTGCCGCACGGCGAGCCCCAGTCGAGATCCGGGCAGAGCATGAGATCCGCCAGGTCGCGCCCATCAGGCACCACGACGACGTCCGGCGCCGGCTTGCCGAGCCAGCCCTCGGAGCGCCACAGCGTGCCGTGCTCGAGCAAGTGCGCCCCTCGAGTGGCGATGGTGTAGCCACCCGCGATGACGGTGACAGATGCGATCGGCAGGTCCGCCACAGGGCGACCAGCGTCGACGAGCACATTCTCGACGCTCACCTCGCACAGCGCGCCTGGGTGACCGGAGTACGCGGTGAACCTGAAGCGAGCTCGCAGCTGCGGATGATCGTTGATCGCGCGGAGCGGAACGCCGAACTCCACGGTGCGCCGCACATCGCCCTGCTCCTTCGCGTACGTCAGCGCGCGCAGCACCTGCCACGACTGATCCTGCGAGACGCCGGCGATCCAGTGCACCTGCGCGGCATCGACGACGTCGACGCTCACGGAGTACGCGTTGAGCATCTGGTCCGCGCACGGATCGAAGACGCCAGGGAGCGCGCTCCCCGCCTTGAACTCCAGCGAGAGCGACTGACCGGGCGCTCCTGGCCAGCTCCGCAGCACGACGCGGGCGAGCGCGATGCTACCATCATCGTGGGACGCGACGCACTGAACGTCGGCGTCGTAGATGATGACATCTCCGACGCAGGGGAGCACCCCACCATCGAAGAAGGCACCGCGCGGGAGGACGGCCCCGAACT